CTTCAACAAGCCTCTGGGTGTTTCCGAGAAGCTGCGGGCCTTCCTGGGTCTTGCAATCGATGAGAAGATCTCTCGGTCTCAGGTGACTCGTAAGGTGAATGAGTACGTTGAGGCGAAGGGTCTGAAGGCGGGTCAGAACATTAGCCTGGATGCGACCCTGCAGGACATTCTGCAGGTTCCTGAGGGTATTCAGGTGACTTTCCTGAACATCCAGAAGTACATCAACCCGCACTACATTAAGGAGGAGAAGCCCCCCGTGGAGAAGAAGCCCCGTGCCAAGAAGGAGAAGGCGCCAGTGGCGGAGGGGGAGGCCGCCGCGGCAGGTCCTTCGGACGCTGCCGCCCCAAAGGAGAAGAAGATGCGCCCCAAGGTCGCCAAGCCCGCCGCAGCCGCGACTGCCTAGATCCCATGACAAGACACTTAAAACAAACCCTCGTGTGTAATATAAACTAACCATGGAGACTACACGAGTTGAACAAGCGCCTCTCGTCCCCCCTCCAGAACTTTCACGTGATGTCGTGAATGCTCTGGTCGGGACCAAAGTCAAAGATCTTGCATTGTATCGTCGCGCATTTACGCACAAGTCAGCCCTGAAACGCTATTCAGGCCTGACTGGTTCTTACGAGACTCTCGAGTTCATGGGTGATTCCGTACTTGGATTCATCATTACCAAACACCTTTTTGATCTTCACGAAAAGGAACAAGAGGGGTTCCTGACCAAGGCCCGTACGAAGATGGTCCGTGGAAAGACTTTGTGCGAAATCTCCAAGGTGCTTGGTCTGAACACAATGATTTTGATGGATGAAAAGGGTGAGCGAAACGGCTGGAACACCAACGAGCACATTATGGAGGATGTGTTTGAGGCCTTTGTGGGTGCCATTTACTTGGACCTCGGTATGGTGCACGCCAAGAGGTTTGTCCTCGAGTCATTCACAAAGGTTCAGACGTCCCTCGTAGATGATAATTGGAAGGACCAACTCATGCGGTGGTGTCAGGCCCTCAAGTACGCCTTGCCCGAATACCGTATGGACGGACAAACCAACGGGCAATTCTTCATCACGGTTGTTGTGGACGGGATGGACTGTGGGTCTGGGTTTGCAACGACCAAGAAACAGGCTGAGCAAAACGCCGCGGAGATTGTACTTAAGACGGATCCACGTTTCAAAAATAAGAAGATACCCGTGAATGGAAAGTCCAACAGTTCAGAGAGCCCGTGAGTTGATTGCGCAAGAATACGCCGAACAAAGGTCTCAGGAATGGTTAGACCTCCGTGAGAATATGATCACGGCGAGCGATGCTGCAAGTGCCATTGGTGAAAGTCGTTACGAGTCGGAAGATGCATTTGTCAAAAAGAAGGTTCTACGGACCAAGTGGGCCGGGAACGCCGCAACAGAACACGGGACCCGTCTCGAGCCCTTGGTTCGGGACTTGTATGACGCAAAATACAACCGAAAGTCCCACGAGATTGGTCTTGTTCAACACAGGGACTACCCGTGGCTCGGCGCATCTCCCGATGGCGTCACGGAGGATGGAATTTTGGTCGAAATTAAGTGTCCTCTGAGTCGCAAGATTGAACCGAACGTTCCTAAACACTATTGGCCACAGGTCCAGCTTCAGCTTGAGATTACAGATTTGGAGGAGTGTGACTTTGTTCAGTATCGCCCCGCCCGGATCGAAGACGGAGTTCTTCGATCCCCAGAGGAATTCGTGGTTGTCCGCGTCCACCGTGACCGCGAGTGGTTCGCCCGGGCCCTCCCTGTGCTCGAGCGTGTTTGGCAGCGTGTGCTCAAGGGGCGCGCCCATGGACTGTGTGAGATTCTGGACGAAGAGCCTTCCCACTTTAAGAAACAAATTGTATGTGAGGTACTAGAAGAGGATGGACTCGTACACCCAAATCTTCGGAAAGAAACCCGAGTGTAAACACAAGAACCGGTTTCTCAAGTGTCGCGAGTGTGAAGGGTCCTTCTGTTGCAAGTGCATTCAACTCGAGGTGCACTGTTGCCCCAAGTTGGATGAACGGTCCAAAATTGAAAAAGAGAATTTAGCAAAGAAATTGGTCAAGGTGGTCGCCCCGAAAGTCGCTACATTTTGAGCCGGCTCAGAACGTAAAACACAAGCACCAAAACCATCAAAATAAACAAAGGGCTCTTTGTGATCTTGAATTTGCGAGGGCCGCTCTTCTGGTTCCCGCCATTCATCCAGCACCACGGGAGTTGAGGGCGGTACCACGTCACAGTACCGTCCGAGTACTCGTATTTACGTGTTGGGAACGCATCGTGAGGTGCGTAGTTGGGGCTGATGGTCTTGAGGTGCACGTTCCCTGAGAGATCTCGTGGCTTGAGGTTATGGTCCAGATCATCACTGTAATCGACTGGCTCTTCATCAATGGCTCTTGTATACGAGCCATCGATAAAGAGATCCTTACGGAACCCGTCGTGGGGGATGCCAAAGTCACCCGTCCATGTGGTCGGGTTGAAGAGGTCAATCTGCAGACGGTCATCTATCATAAGATTTGATGCCATTGTTCTAAAATACGCTTACATTATTTTTGTTGGGAGAGTAGACTTTGGTCTTGACCTTTTGCTGGTGAAGGTCCCACATTTCGTCCAAGTCTATGTTCAACATGGCTGCAAGTTGGAACAGGTAACTGAACACGTCACCCATCTCCATCATGATATCTGTTCCCCTGTCCTTCTTGAGTCCTGTCTTTTTGTAGATTTGTTTCTTCTGCCTGATACTGGACGCAAGTTCGCCCATTTCTTCATTAAGGAGCATCCATACGATGCTGATTGGAGCCTTGTCCCACCCCTTTTGATGACACATGAGTGCAGTTTCATCTCGAAACTTATTCATTGAGTATAAAACGCCCATCTCTTTTAAGTGATGAGCCGAGCGAGAGGCTTCCTGAAGTAGACGACGACGAAGCACGCGGCAACGAGTAACACAAACTCGGCGCCGAGTTTCCAGTTTTCAACCACATTCTCATTGCTCGTCATCTTCTCGGCCCAAGGCTCGATAATGGCGTTGCTGGCGAGGCGCACGAGGCGCTCGATGGCAAAGAATATAAGGAAACCCAGAAGCAAGTCGTCGAGAGCTCGCATATTTAGTAAAGGAAAACATTGTTTTCCGTCGGGCCTTTCAGGCCCTCCTTCGCAGAACTTATTTACGGCTACGCCGTAACCGAGTTCCTTCTGAACTCCCTAAAATATTCCAAACTTGAAGTTGCTAGGGATCTTGTTACCGTATGTGCTGGTCTTGATTGGTATATCAATTGGGACGGGGTTCTCGGCAATGTCACGCAGGTACACCAGCTGCTGAAGCATACCGGTCGAGATGGTGGATGTTGCCCGCTTGATAACCTCATCATTCATACGGGACACCTGACTCCGGACGTCCGTGTTTGGGTCCTCCACGAGGTCCGTGTACACAACACGCATCAGGGACTGGAGCCCTGCATCGTTCTGGCGATCAACCTCGTACCCCGTCTTGGACTTGATGACGTCAACTATAGATGAGTGAAGGCTCTCACGGTTGAACTCTGAAAAGAAGGCGTTGCCGAGTGGAGTTGGCGTACTCAGACGAATAGGCTTGACGTCATATGTTCCGAGAGCACTCATTACTGTTACTCAAGTTAAAAAAATAGGACGCTAAAAATACAATGAAGGTCATCAAGCGGAATGGAGACTCGGTCGAGATGCTGTTTGACAAGGTGACCCAACGAATTTCAAAACTAAATATGTCCCCAGAGTTTGAGGTCCTGAATGTTCAGCCGGACAAGGTGGCCCAGAAGGTGTTCACAAGTATGTATGATGGTATCTCGACAAGTGAGATTGATACTTTGAGTGCTGAGGTGGCTATCGGTATGATTACCGAACACCCAGACTATGAGACGTTAGCCATGCGCATCACCGTCTCGAACCTCCAGAAGACGTGCCCCAAGACCTTTAGTGATTGCGTCCTGGCCCTCAATGCCAAGGGACTCTTGTCTAAGGAGTTCTGTGATGCTGTTCGGCTCGAGATGGACGGATGGATCCAGCCAAAGCGCGATTACGACTTTGGATACTTTGGAATCAAGACGCTTCAGAAGGGGTACCTCCTTCCCGGGGAGACACCCCAGTACATGTTTATGCGCGTGGCTCTGGCTATTCACGGGGCGGACACTGAAAGCGTTCGCCGGAGCTACGACCTCATGTCCCAAAAGTATTTTACGCACGCGACCCCGACCCTGTTCAATGCCGGAACCAGTCGGCCTCAGATGTCGAGCTGCTTCCTGGTAGCCGCCAAGTCCGACTCCATTGAGGGTATTTACGATACTCTGAAGGAGTGTGCCCAGATTTCCAAGTGGTCTGGCGGTATCGGTTTGCATATCAGCAACATCCGCGCGAACGGCACACCCATCAAGGGGACAAACGGTGTAGCTGATGGTATCGTGCCTATGCTGCGCGTATTCAATAACACAGCCCGGTATGTCAACCAGGGTGGTGGGAAGCGCAAGGGGTCCTTTGCTGTGTACCTGGAGCCTTGGCACGCAGACATTTTCGAGTTTCTCGAGTTGCGTTTGAACCAGGGTGACGAAGAGGCTCGGTGCCGCGACCTATTTACGGCCCTCTGGATCCCGGACCTGTTTATGCAAAAGGTCGAGGAGGACGGTGACTGGTACCTCATGTGTCCCAACGACTCCACCCGCCTCCAGAATGTGTACGGTGACGAGTTCAACGAAATGTACCGTGAGTACGTCGCACAGGGGCGATACAAGAGGAAGGTCCGTGCACGTGAGGTCTGGGACGCCATCCTGAAGAGTCAGGTCGAGACTGGGACCCCATACATGTGCTACAAGGACTCAGTCAACAAAAAGTCGAACCAGAAGAATATCGGGACCGTCAAATCGTCAAACTTGTGTACCGAGATTATGGAGGTCTCAACACCGGACGAGACGGCCGTGTGTAACCTGGCCAGTCTGTGTTTGCCCGCCTTCCTAAAGCCAGTCAACCAGGTCGGACCTGAAGGTACACCGTGTTTCACCTTTGATTTCGATAAGCTCCAGGAGGTGACCCGTGTCGTGACTCGGAACTTGAACCAGGTCATTGACAAGAACTATTACCCGACACAAGCGGCCAAGAACAGCAACTTGCGTCACCGGCCAATCGGTCTCGGCGTTCAGGGTCTGGCTGACGTGTTCCAGTTGCTTGGTCTGCCCTTTGACTCACCCGGGGCCCGGGAGTTGAATATTCACATTTTCACAAACATCTACTTTGCAGCGCTCCAAGAGTCGTGTGCCCTTGCAAAGGAGTTTGGCAAGTACGAGACGTTCACGGGGTCGCCCGCGTCTCAGGGGCTCCTTCAGTTTGACCTCTGGGGAATCAAGAAACCCATCTTCAATGACTTGAAGGACAAAATAGCCACCTACGGTCTCCGGAACTCTCTTTTGATTGCACCTATGCCCACCGCGTCCACGTCACAAATTATGGGGAACAACGAGTGTTTCGAGCCGTACACGACCAACATCTACCTGCGTCGGACCCTTGCCGGTGAGTTTGTGATGGTTAATAAGCACCTGATTCGGGACCTCCAGGCTATTGGCAAGTGGAGCCCCGAGACCAAGACGGAAATTGTACGAAACGGAGGCTCAGTCCAGTCTCTTGATATTCCAGATAAGCTCAAGGCTGTGTACCGGACAGTCTGGGAGATTCCGCAAAAGAGCCTGATTGATATGTCTGCCGACCGCGGGCCATACATTGACCAGTCTCAGAGTCTCAATATCTTCATGGAGGATCCGACAAGCGCCAAGCTGACGAGTATGCACTTTTACGGGTGGCGCAAGGGACTCAAAACAGGAAGCTACTACATTCGAACCCGCCCGAAGGCTCGACCAATTCAGGTGACGGTTCCAGTGGGACCGCTGGTCCCACTGTCCACGGGGCCCACAGAGGAACAGAAACTCGCGTGTTCCCTTGCGAATCCCGAGAGTTGCGAGATGTGCTCGGCCTAGCTAAAACTCTCAGTGAGTAATAAGGATGAAGTCCTGTTGTAAGGCGGGCCCCAAGAACAAGGTTTGTATTCGCTTCACAAATAAGAAGCTTTTCAGTCTGCCCCGCAAGTTTTCCAAAGTAAAGTGCATGATGGGAAAAATAAAAGGATTCACAATGCGTGCGAGTTGTGCACCATTTAAAAACTGTAAAAGAAAGTAAATAAATGGATAGTCAAATTTGGAAAAGACTTCCAAACGACCTTATCAGGTGGATAATTGAACACTCGGACCCATCTATCGATGTTCAATTAGCTTTTAAAATTAAACCCAAGAGACTGGACGAGGCAAAGAGTTGGCGACTCTGGTACCTTCTCAAGTCTCACGACGGGATCATATACAACATGGAAACGGAAACCTTACACTATCTGAGAATACATGGGTGTCACATCGTTCGGTCTCCTATAAAGCTCAGTTACCATACGGCCGGTTTCACTATCTTTAACGAAGAGGAGGCTGATCACGTGGTTGAATATACGTGTCCGTGTGGGTGTTTCTGTGCCCTTACAAAAAACGAATCGTGGTCTACAGATTTGCGTATCCTGTTTAAAGGGGCACGACCCTCTCGGGAGCTCACAGTCGCTGACGCAGAGGTGATCTTAGGCCACTCAGGGACCGACTCAAACGCCTGACCGTGCGTACATTTCCTGCCGCGTTTGCCCGCTTGTACTCGTTAAGGAGTTTGCGTTTCAAGTTGTTGCGCAGTTGGGCGAGGCCTGTGAGGGCGTTGCTTGATGGTCGTAGCTTTTGCCTATTCTTTTTGATACTCTTTGTGAGTTGAGACACCATTTGTTTCAGTTGATTGTTTGCCTTCCGTGCAGCCTCTGCCCTGGCGCGTATTTCACTCAAGGCTTTCACAAAGTTATTATACTCGGCACGATCCCGCGCCTCTATACGCGCGTACTCCTCCCCGAAATTCCTCTTGATATTGTTTTCACTCTTGGTCTTTTGGCGAATGGCCCGAACGTATTTGTCTATCAAATTAGATAGGTTCCGAGTTCCCCGTTCCGTACGTAGGGAGTACCCATAAGAATAATTGGCACTATATTTGTTTTTGGACTTTTGTTTCGCAAATTTCCAAGCGCTTTCCATTTAAAAAGGAGTGAGACTTTTATTATAAAGATGGTCTTTTGGTTCGATATCGACATGAACCAAATAGAGACGGTCTCTACGACGAAAGACCGAACACGGTTCAGATACAACAGAGGCCCTCTCCGGTTCCAAGTCCCCCGGGGTCTGTGTACTTGGGGTGTAGGCGGGTACAATAGTTTTCAGGTGAGTATTTCCGACACTGAATTTCTTCAGTGGTGGCGCCAGCTCGAGTCCCACCTGTGCCCTGGCGTAGCCCCCTTTAACTCGAACCTCAAAGAGGGGGTGCTCCGTATCAAGATTGATGACTCGGTCTATATTTTTGATCAAAATTCGAAACAAATCAGCCCTGAGGTCCGGGAAGGTTTGTTTCGGGGTCAAGAGCTTTCGTGTCTCATAGACGTAGACTCGACGTATTTTTATAATGAAAATTGGGGTCTGACTATCCGGGCCCACCAAGTCAAGACCTTGACCGATGCGCCGACCGCCGAGGAGTCGCTCCCCGTCGAGGAGACGTCTTCCGCCGCACTGACGCCCGGGGTGTGCGCCTTTTTACCGATTTCTTGAGAATTTTGTTCACGAGAGACTCACTCGTCGCATATTTGAGGCCAAGAAGTGGCATTTCTATTTACTTGGAATAAATCTCACGAGCCCGCTTCAGAAGCTCGCCCTGGACCAGCGCAAAGCCCGTGATGCCGAGCTCCTTCTTGGCCTTTGCGACCGCCTTTATCCAGGGATTCGTCTTCGCCCCCTTGGCCTTCTTCTTGGACACAATTTCACCGTCCTTCATCTTTAGGTCCTTCTTCTTGAGGCCACCTGCCGTCTCGGTGGCATTGCCGTGGTACACCTGAGCGCGCGAACCAACCGTCATTTACTTTCTATGTTTATTTTTTTTGGAGGGGGACTTGAGATGGGCTGGAAGGGCATTGTACATGGCGGCTAGGGCAATTTGTTGGACGAGTGCATTGAACCGCCTTTTCTCCGTGGCGCGGCGAGTAGCCTCCGACTTGGCGATACTGAGAGACCGGGCGCGGTTGGGTGTTGGAGCCATTGCTACTACATTACACGGCGAAAATACGCTTGAGCACTTG